CTGAGAAACAGGGCCACTCATAGGCTGAACACCCACGATGTTGTTGGCAATAAGTTGTGGATAAACTCTACGGACGAGAGGGAAAGCAAACTTCTGGAAAGTACCCAGCTTACCGACTGTAGTCGGTGCACCAGTAGACATTCCACCAGCCTCATTCAGAGTATCTTGCTTCTCAGCAATAATAGACTTTGCTTGGTTCTCTAAAAGTTGCGCTGTCATTTTGCGCGTATACTCGTTGTCGATCCCATCCAAGACGGGCTCCCAACGGGTCAATAGTTCATTATTCTCTTCTAACATTTTTTTATTCCTTTATATTTTAGAATTAGGGTTTGGGTTAGAGGGCATGAACTTCATGACCTCAGGAGTTAAGAAATCGTTATCAACAAGTTCTTTTACATTCTCACTCTTGGCGGTATCAACATTTTCTGTGATAACGAGAGCTTTTTCAGATGATTTAAATGGCTTCTCGCTTGCTGCCTCTAAGGCATCAACCGCTTCTGTGAGAAAGGTTTTTTCTTCTTCAAGAGTATCTACCTTTTTAGAAAGATTCTTTACTAGAGATTCCATTTTATCAGTTTCATTAAAAGATTTTCTTAATTCCTCTGTTAAAACTTCAACCTCTTCTTGATAGTCCTCTTGCTCTTTGACAAGACCTGATATAACACTGTCTTCGTCTTCTGTATGAAGCTCTAAAGCCAAAAGAGTCTTTACAGATTCGAATAATTTAGCATTTCGCATAGTCTCATTCTGTTCCTGTAATTCTCTTAAAGCGTGATCCTTTAATTCATCAACTCTCAATCTTAAAAAGCCTTTAACTTTAGCTTCAAGTTGCTGAACTTTATCATTAACCTGCTCTTCAATAACAGAGTTAACTAGAGTTGCAATTTCGGTAACTGCTGCCTCTGATAATCCTTCGGGCAATAATTCCGCGATAGGCAAAACTTGTTCTTCTTTACTTTTCATAATTTACAAACTCCAGATCTATAGATATGTATGAATATTAAAAATAATTATTAAAAAATATTTATTTTTTGTATAGTTTAGTCCTTAATAAGGTAATAAACACTTTTTCTGATAGTGCTTTATCGTAAGCTTCTTTAACAGTAGTCTCAATAAATTTTGAATTTTTTGATTCATTAACCAAACCAGGAAAAGCCCCTTTGGTAGATGGATCAGCGACTAAATCAAAAGTTACTAATTTAAAATCATCGTTGACAATACAAGTGCCATCTTGTCGCTCCCTTAAGGTACCCATACCACGGGAAGAGATACCCAATTTAACTCCACCCCTAATAAGAGCTTGAGCTACCTGCCCAGGAGGGGTATTAAGAAGTTCAGCTTCTCCCATCATGTCATTACCCTTCATCGCCAGTCTAGTAACTAAATGGGAAACATTTTGAAGTTTAACAGCATCATGACTGGGGTGATCTAATTCTCCCATGAGTCGCCTTTCTTTTACTGCCTCATCCAAAACCTTCATTTCTCTAACGAGAATTTTCTTCTCATAAATTCTATTATTTTGATTAGGAGTGTCGGCTCTTTGAAAGATACCCGCAATCTTCATAGTGCCATCTCGTTTAGATTCTTCTAATATTTTTAGATTTTCAATAACAAATGTATCAGTAATAAACATTATTTTTTCCCTGCTGTGGTTTTACCTTTAACAGCTTTTTCAGAGTTATCTATCTTATTCTTAGCCCCTGGACCGTATAACTTCTTTAATCTACTCGATTTAGTCTTACCATGCTTGAGCATTGTACGAGCAGCATGAGCTTTTATAGCAGGAAAATCTGAGGACGGAGTAGAACTCCCTGGAGTGAATCCCTTAGCAATTCTCCCTGAACTCTTTTGCCCCCACCCTGATTTGGAAATTACATAGAGCCTGTCTGAACCTTTAGTACTGAATATTTGCCCCACATAACCTTGATCTAATGCTTGAGCAATTGTATCAAAAATCCTAGCTCTAGATTTTCTAGCCTTTACTGCTCCTTTGTCCTTAGTATTTTTATCATCCCCACCTTTTTTAGAAGCTTTACCTGAGTCTGCTTTGTCTTCCAAGATTTCAAATAGGGTCATCATTTTTTCTTCTTTTTATTTCTAAATTGATTTAGAATTTTTTTTACTCTCTCATCTTTTTCTTTCTCATCATCATAGTCACACTCTTCTTCAGCAGACTTCTTCTTTTTAGGAGCCATGTTAACTCCCCCCATCCCTACCGAGGTAAGCTCCGTAACCAAAGAATGCTCATTCACAAATTCTTTAACCTCATTCAAAGTTTGTTGCACTGTCTCTAGCATTTTTCCCAGACCTTCAATTATAATATCAATAGCTTGCCCAGCAACGGGGTTAGCTTCAGCTACCTCTGCTTTATCTTCATTAGTAGAACTCTCCTCCTCCACAGGAGGAAGAGGGCGTACATAATCTTTATTTTCAACAATAGCTTCTAGAAAATTTGGAGGAATCTCAATGTTAGCAACATCCTGCATAGGTACCTCCGCACCCCTAACAGGCGCAGGGACAGTCCTGGCTGTAGAAGCGGCTGGCTTTTCTGGAGCCTGAGTTAGCATTTTTTCTGCGAAATCCCCAACTGAGAAATCATCCATAATTATCAAGCCTTCTTTGCGAAATCTTTGCCCTTATGAGTCTTGGACTTGTCACCCTTCTTTCCACCAAAGGCTTTCGGGTCACCCTTTCCGTTACCGTCTCCCTCATAGTCCTTACCTGTGTCCTCCGCATCTTCGTCACCCTTACGAGCACCAGTAGTGAAATCAGGCTTGTCACCCTCCTTGTCCTTAGCAGGTTTGTCACCCTCCTTGGCACCAGACCACTTTTCCTTTAGCTCCTTAACCTTCTCCTTCATCCTGGTTTTTCGAGCCTTTTTGGCTGCATTAAGATCACCGCCTTCTTCCTCTTCCCCTTCCTCTTCCTGCTTCCTTAGCATTGTACTGCCCTCCTTCCATGGCCCATAAAAAAGAGAAGGAGTAGAACCGTAGTTGTATTTTCTACTCCTTCCCTAAACTACAATAGTCCATCTAAGAAGAATCTGCTTCCAATGTTCGCCCCACTTATTCTCTCTTAGATGGAGAGCAGTTTTTTGTCAATGAAGGAATCATCTTTTTATTTCCTTTTTTACTCAGGACACATTAGTACATTATAACATATAAAAAATAATTTTTCAAAAAGCTCTCCCTCCCAGCACCCCTTATGATATATCGTAGCACCCGCATAAAAAAAGGGGAAGAGCTTTCGCCCTTCCCCTTCCTTCCATTCCCCCTTCCCATTATTCCACTTCGTATTTTTCCCCTTCCAAGTTCAAGCTTGTTAGCCCTTCCAAGTTAACCATGCGGTATTGCTGTTTGGGCATTTCAAATACTGGGATTAGGGCATAGGCTTTAGGGTCGAACTTAAGTCCTTCCCCTGTCACATACTTGGATACTCCGAGCCTTGCGTTCATAGTCCTTGATTCCCCTGTAGTCCTTTTGATAAAGGTTACCCCAAAGACTTTCCCCTTGCTTCCCCTAATTAGGTCTATGGCTTTTACTTTGCTTATCTTCATAACTTTCCCCCTTCTCTTAACTTCCCTAATTATAACATCTAGGATATTAGGTTGTCAATACTTTTTTGCGGGAATATGAGAAATTGATTCCCTGTTGCTTCAAGTCTTTTATTGCTAAGGAAGCATCAGTACCTTTGGGTTGAGTACCATGAATTAGCAAAGCAAAGTTACCCATATTATTCAAAGCATAGAATTCATCATGGTCTATAGGTAAGTCTTTCCCTTCCGCTTCCTCTAGACTGAAGACTACTTCCGCTATCTTTAAATTGTATTCATCCATAAGGTTATCCCTACTTCCCCCACGACTACCATTAAGGATAAAGTTGGAAGGGATGTTATCAAGACTAGCTATCCAGTAAGGAATGCTCTTAGTATACGCATAGAACTGTTTGGTGGGGAAGAGTCGTGCTACATGTAGCCAAGCATTAAAGTACTTCTGATTAAAGAAGTCCCCCCCAACATGTACCCTACAAATATCACAGTCATGGGGAAGGGAAGATGCTATCAAGGTTACCATATCTTCAAAGTCCAATTGGCGTAGCATATCAAAGTTATGCCAACGTTGTCTTCTAGCATGGGGACTTCTAGCTTCGTCGCTAGCACTAAAGCAACGAAACGTTGTATGCTTACTATCGGTTATTTTGCCTGTTATCCTATGTGCTTTACTTAAGCAATTCAAGGCAAAGGGACAAGTCCAGCCACTGGGAAGACTAAAGGAATAAACAACTGGTTTATATCCTAGCCACTTTTCTATATCTTTGAGCTTGGCTTGCTCAGTAGCTATGCTAAACTTCAGCAACATTGACACCCTCCTAATATTTCTAACTACTGAGAATATTTTAACATAGGTTAAATAATAATGTCAAGCTTATTTTAAAATCCAAAAAGCCGACTAGAGAAACCGAGCTTTGTCGGAGAGTGGCCTATATGATATATCGTAGATTTTGGTTTTGACAACCAGTCGGCTATAAAAAAAGAAAGGGTTTTCGCCCTTCCCTCTCTTCCTTCCCTCTCTTCCCTCTTCCCCTTCCTTCCTTCCCCTTCCCTCTTCCCCTTCCTTAAAAAAAAGAGGAAGGGCTTGCGCCCTTCCCCCTCTTCCTTCCATTGGTTTGTTAAACTAGGAACGGTCTAGGCTCACTGGAGTTTGCACCCTATAGTGTACGTACTCCGCACAACTTCCTTCAACCTTTTTAGCACAGTTGCCAAGCTACCTAGATGAGCAGTTTTCAGTCATGCTCAGGACTATGTTACCTACCTTACAAAGGATAGGGCTTTGTCGAATGCCCTAGCTTTTGCTTCGGCCCTTTGACCAAAGAGAGCGGTGCCTGAACCATCCCAACCCCTTCGGTAGTCTTCTGTTTCCACGATGGCATTGTAGATTGCCCAAGGCGTGTTTGCAAGGCTTGCATATTCTTGGTTGAATACATCTATTCTCTCATATGCATTGTCCCTTATTCTCTCAACCCTTGCCTGACGCTTTTCGAACTCGTCCAAATGGAACTTTCGGTCACTCAAGATGCGAGACCAAACAGTGGCGGGAACATCGTCAGCCACGATTCCATCTGACAACCGCAAACGGTTCGGCTTGGAAGCACTGGGGTAAGCAACATTTACGATTGTTTTAATTTCAGGCTTCTCCAGCGTTACCTTGGTCAAGCTGTTCATTGCTCCAACCACTGACTCCTGAGTCCTAGCCATCTGGTTGAATATGTCCAGATAGAAAGCGGTATCAGTCCCGATAGCTTTATTGTGTTTTAGATTAACTGATACCTTAGAACTTCTGAGTCCTGTAATTAGGGTGTTCTGACATACAACCCTTACTGGTGTAAAGGCAATACTCAAAGCCCCTGTACCATCACGATGGTCTGTTACTAGCCAGAACAGCTTGTGGTCTTCTCCTGCTATACTAGAGTCCCCTGCATCTAAGGTGATGAATATCTTTTCACCTTGTCCAATTGCCCCCGCCGTCTCAACTGGGAACCTATCGGATATGGGGTCAAGCATTATCCCAAGGTCTTTGGCTTGAATAGCAGTCCACTCTTTGCCAACCGTTGCGAGTACCCTATGTATGGGGTCATCCTTGGTTGGCTCTCTGACAACGGCGTAAGAGTCAGTCTCTAACTCTGAACCATCTGCCATCTTGACCACTTGTGGGAATTTATCTATCCCAAATAAAATGTCTGCTCTTGCCATTGCCTGAGAAGCAGTCATCTTTTCATCAGCAGGAAACACTTCTCCCAACCGATGCCAAGCGGGTTCTCTCCTACCTATGAACCTTTCTCCGAACAAACTCGCTGCCATGTGATTCTCCTTCTGGGCTTTTCGCCCCTTTTAAAATTGATTCACTTACTATTCTAAGGGTTAGGTTAATCTTTGTCAACCCCTTAAATGACCAATTATTAAAGAGATTCAGGAATAGCTACAGCAGTGAATAATGGTCTACGCCCCCCTACCAGATAATTTAACAAGTGAAACATTGCCAGAATATTTGGACTGTAACAAACTGTTGTGTCCAGTTCTTCCCATTCTCCCTCTGTCCCTTTTATATAAACTATGAAACCAAAATCCCCCCAAGTTTCTAGGACAAGATTTTTATAGGCCCAACTCTTCCCATCGGCCCTTATTTCAAATATTGCCTCTTCTTCCCTTACGCCCCTTTTCCTTCCTTCCCTTCCTTCCCCTTCTTCCTTTGTTTCCCTTCCCTGCTCATTATAAAACTTATAACCTAAATTATTCTTTTCCCTAAGGATAAAATCTTCTCCAAGGGATGCCTTTAGATGGTCAACACCGCCCTTCCCTTCCTTTAGAACATTTGTTCTTTCCCCCTTCCCTTTAGACACAAAAAACCAGAACCTTTTTCCTAGATGAAATAAAGTTCTGGTTGGGGGGGAAAATATATTAAATTGTTTAAGTTGTCCTTTGAAATGTAGTAGTGACAAGAACATTATCTTCCACTTCCTTTATCTCAACTGCCTTCCCCTTCCTCATTTTCTTAAGTAGTTTATCTACTTCCTCTAAAGAGTTTATTTTGGTTATTATAATATAACTCTTCCCTTCCTACTCTTCCAATTGTTATTAAAGCTTTTAGGTTTTAGCTTTAAAGCAAGTATTTAACCACTTCAATAAACTAGTATTCTAAATGAAGTAACTTGTCTTATTTTTTAACGAACTAGTTTTTTGT